CAATGATTGGGCTGTTGAGGGTAAAAGTGGTCACTTGTACTTTGGAAGAACTGCACAAGAGGCTTTAGAAATTGCTCAAGGTTTTAATTTTAAATAAATCAACAGGGGACTTAGTTCCCCACTTTTAAGGATACAAAATGAAATACGAATTTGACACAACAACTGGTGAAGGCTCTGTAATCGTTACTGTCGTAATGACATACGAGCGTGACGAAGAAGGAACTTACAACGAGAACATTGAAGATGTGATTTACGAAAAGGTGTCTCTGATGGGCATCTTTACTGACGCACAATTTAAAGAACTCGAAATGGAAGGCGTAATGAGACTGACCAGCCATTTACTTGAGGAAGCTGACCATGCAAAAATCATGGCTTACGAAGCTGAGTAAACAGGCAGTTTGGCGACTAATTCTTATTTCACTAGCGGCTTTTTGGTGGCTGGTGGTTTATTTCATAAGGGATTTTTATGATTGAAGAATACAAACTAGAAAGATGGATTGAACGAGTTGTTTGGAAAAATTTAGCAATTGATACATTTGAGCAGCGTGGTGACTGTAGGCTTGTTTATTACGCATTGTTTAGATGCAGAGAACTATATGAGTTTACATATGACTGAACTAAACATTTTTGAAAAAGCAATGGGCTGGCGCAAGCGTCAAATGGTTAAAAGTCAAGTAGATAAGAATGAGATTATTGGAAAAATCAGGAATGATACTCTTGAGGAAATAGCTCAAGAATTTGACAAGATGAAATCATTTGGCGATACATCTCAAAGTTTTGCTACTTTTGTGCGTAACAAAAAAATCTGCCCTCCGTGTCATGGAAACTGTAACCAAGGCAGAACCTGCCCTGCGAGGAAACCATGAACAGATATTCAATGACAAAGGCAGTTAAAAGTAAAGCTGCAAACAGAACTCCGATTTACTTGCCAGATGAAATTGCAGACATAATGGGTGTTGGTCGTTCAACTTTAAAACATCACGCAAGTTGGGACAGGTCTAACTTCCCAAAACCCAAGCTGATAACTGCTGGAAAAAAGTTTTACGATAAGAATGAAGTTATCAAATGGTACACAATTAGGCAAGAAAAACATTACCTTCAAGTCTTGGCTGAACAAAAAAGTAGGATGCCAATTAACAATACGGAAGATTTAATTGCTTTTCGTATTTTTGAAACCAGAAAGAATTTGAAACTTACTCGCAAAAAGTTGGGTGAAATGATTGGCGTAACCGAATTTGCAATAGCGCATTGGGAAACGTTTTCAGACTTAAAAACAAGAACCAAGCCAAAACTTGCTAATTTTATAAAGTTGGCAGAAGTCACTGGTGTTGATTTGAATTATTTGATGGCAAAGAATGAACAACAGACCCAATAACAGGGAACGACTCCACTTGGCAAAGATTAAAGAAATGCCTTGTGGGGTATGTAATGCTTCTCCTCCAAGCGATGCACATCATATTGTTCAGCATAACCAATACTTATGTATTCCTTTATGCAAGGATTGCCATCAGGGTTCATTCAATGGGATACATGGGCAAGCTAGGATTTGGAAGGTTATGAAGCTAGATGAGATGAGTGTTTTGAATATGACGCTTGCAAAACTTTTTAATTAGCGCACAATGGACGCACTCAGTTGCCATTGAGACTTTAGAGAGATTTGCGTCTCTCTTTTTTTTGTGAGAAAATAGCACAAACTCCGTAGGGATAGCCATGAGTGGATTACTAGAACCATCCGTAAAAATTGAGATTGAGATACAAAGCCAAGAGAAAAAGGGCGAAGCGTGTCCAGTTGCCACAGGTGACGTAGAAGTCAATCTTGAGTGTCGCCAGAAAGCCATTGATAAAGCCAATTATGGCCCAATGAATCCCAATGAGCCAAACGCTGATTACTGGCGTGACATTTCTAAGGCTTGGAGAATCTCACCTGCACAGGCTAAAAAGTCTCGTTGCGGTAACTGCGCTGCCTTTATCCAGACCCCTAAGATGCTTGCTTGCATTGAATCAGGCTTGGAAACGGACAGCGATATGGATGCTTGGGAAGTCATTGATGCTGGCGACTTAGGTTACTGCGAAGTGTTTGATTTTAAGTGTGCTTCCAAGAGAACTTGTGAAGCATGGATTAGTGGTGGGCCTATAACCGAGGAAGAATATGATGGGAACGACAAATCAGCAAGCGATGGAAATGATGCAGAAACTTATGCAGAAGAAGACTAAACCTGCATCTAAGCCTATGCCTATGCGTGGTGAGCGTACTGCCAAGAACATGGCAAAGAAAGCTAAAAAATGATGGGCTTGTACGCAAATATCGCTGCAAAGAAGAAGCGTATAGAGGCGCAGAAAGCAGCAGGGAAGACCCCAGAGCGTATGCGTAAGGTAGGCTCGAAGGGTGCGCCTACTGCTGATGCTTTTAAACAAGCAGCTAAGACTGCTAAAAAGAAGTGATTAAGCGAGGCTCAGAGCAGTTTTCTGGCTATAACAAGCCCAAAGCTACTCCTAGCCATCCCACTAAGTCTCACGCTGTTTTAGCTAAGTCTGGTGAGGATGTAAAGCTAATCCGCTTTGGTCAACAAGGGGCTAAAGGCTCACCTGATGGCACGAAGCGTAACGAAGCGTTCAAGGCTCGTCACGCAGAGAATATTGCCAAAGGTAAGATGAGTGCAGCATATTGGGCTAACAAGGTTAAATGGTAACAACTGGAGAATTTAAATGAGTAAATTATCAAAAGACGATAATGGTCAACTGACCCAGATTTATAACCTTGGTACAACCCAAGTTATGACTGTTTCTGCTTCAAGCGTACAGTCAACAGCAATTGCATCTGATTGCACGATTATTCGTCTAGCAAATGGAAGTGCAGCACATTGTCATTTTTCTATTGGCTCAAGTCCAACTGCATCATTGACAACTAGCCCCATGTTGCCAGCTAATGCTATAGAGTACATCAAGGTAACTGGTGGTGATAAAGTTGCCGTTATCCGTGGTGCTACTGCAACCGATGTTTCAATAACTCAGGTGAACTGATATGATGAAAACTAAACTAACAAAAGCTGGTCAGAAGAAAGTTGGTGCTGTAATGCACGAATTTAAAACTGGCACATTGCACTCTGGTAAGGGCGGTAAAGTCGTTAAGAATCCCAAGCAAGCTATTGCAATCGGTATTGCTGAAGCCGCTAAGAAAATGGGCAGAATGAAATAATGCCAAGCCTTCTTGATTCTGCTTTAGGATGGATGCAAGACCCTAGACGTACTCAGCAATTGCAGGGTACAGGTAGGGCAATCCAACAAGGACTGCTCAACATTCAGCAGTCTGATAAGCGTTTTCAAGAGTTATTTGATAAGTCATTTGGTGACCCAAAGCAACCATTTAAGGTTACTGACAAAAAAGCATTGTCTGAACTTACAGATATGACTCAAGGTTTACTTGGGTTTGCACCAGCAGGTATGCTTGCGCCTAAAAAGTTTGTAGGCAAAGCATTAGAAGGTCTGCCAAGTAAAGTTGATGTTGGTGGACGTATTGAAGAATTTGGGACTGACCAACGATTAGTAGATATTGCTAAAGACATAACTGAGAAAAAAGGTTTGGTTTATAGCCCTCAGTTAAAGTATGCTGAAGTTGACCCAGACAGGGCAAAGCGTTTAGCAGATGCTTATGACAAGATGGAAAACAATCCAAGCAATAAGGCTGTTAAAAAGTCTTATGACGCTATGATTGAGGAAACATTAGAACAATACGAGACTCTTAGGAAAAGAGGCTATAAGTTTAGCTTTATGCCTGAGAGTGGTGATATTTATGGCAATCCTAGAAATGCAATCAACGACATTGTGCAAAACCAAAGATTGTCTGTATTCCCTACTGAACAAGGTTTTGGAACATTATCAGAAGCCTCTCAAGCTAATCCATTGCTAATGCGAATTGGTGAAAAGTGGGATGGTAAAGAAGTAACAGCTAATGATGTGTTTCGTGCTGTCCATGATGTGTTTGGTCATGCTAAACAAGGTGTTGGATTTCGTGCTGGTGGTGAAGAAAATGCTTTCCAAGCCCATGCTAGGATGTATTCACCAGAGGCTTTACCTGCTGTTACATCAGAGACTCGTGGTCAAAACTCTTGGGTAAACTATGGCCCATTTGGTGAGTTCAACAGGAAAGCCTCACCACTAGAAACCATCTATGCTGACCAAAAAACAGGTATCATGCCTAATTGGACATATATTGAAGGTTTGCTTAAATGATGGTGCAGTTGTTTATTGCTGTTACAGAGTTGATAGCAATATGGTTACTCCAAGATAAGAGAGAAAGCCACAGAAAGTTTGCACCGATATTTGGGTTGCTTGGTCAACCATTTTGGTTTTATGCTTCATACATAGCAGACCAATGGGGTGCATTTATACTTTGCTTCTTTTTTACAGCAGCATGGATTAAAGGTCTAAAAGACTACTGGTTTACAAAAAGAGAGCAAGCACTAACAGGTGAGCAATACTTTGAGTTGATTACCGATGCTGTTGAAAAAGTAGAAAAAGGTAGTAAACTTGACCAGAAGGATTACATCAAAAGAGTTTTGAAAGAGGCTCTGAATATCCGCTAATTAACCTTGACCAACCCTAGAGGAGTCAAACAATGATTGAAAAACAATCAAACATTTCATATCGTGGTGGCGCACGAGAAGGCGCAGGAAGACCGAAGGGAAGTCTTGACAAGGGCAATGCTGTTCTTAGAGAGATGATACTGGAGGCACTAGAGGGCGCAGGTGGCGTGGCTTACCTTATCGACAAGGCAGAGACACACCCACAGGCTTTCATGGGACTAATCGGTAGGGTCTTACCACTCCAAGTAACTGGAGAAGAAGGTAAAGACATTCAGATAAGCGTCCAATGGCAGAAGTAATAGAGATAGCCTACAAACCCAGAGAACAACAACTTGCTATCCATGAACTGATGGACAGTAAGCGTTTTGGCGTTGTTGTTGCTCATAGGCGCATGGGTAAGACAGTCTCTGCGATTAACCACTTAATCAAGGATGCTCTGCTCAACCAAAAGGAAGCCCCTAGATACGCTTACATAGCCCCTACATACGGACAAGCTAAGAGGGTGGCATGGGACTACCTTGTGAAGTATGCAGAGCCTCTGGGTGGCACTAGCAACATCTCAGAACTAAGGGTGGACTTCTGGGGTAGGCGCATCCAGTTGTTTGGCTCAGACAATCCAGAAACACTCCGTGGCCAGTATTTCGATGGGGTAATCCTAGATGAGATTGGTGACCAGAACCCTAAGATATGGACAGACATAGTAAGACCTGCACTAGCTGACAGAAAAGGCTGGTGCTTGTTCATTGGTACGCCAAAAGGACACAACCACTTCAAAGAACTGCGAGACAGGGCAAAAACAGAGGATGGATGGGGTTTGTTAGAGTTCAAAGCCTCAGAGACAGGGGTAGTGGATGACACAGAACTGAAGGCTGCTAAGAATGAGATGGGGGAAGATAAATACCGCCAAGAGTTTGAATGTAGCTTTGACGCTGCTGTAGAGGGTTCATACTTTGGTCAAATTCTTAATGAGTTAGAAGAAAAGAAGCATATGCAAGAGATTCCCAGAGAGGAGTTGAGCAGGACTTTTACTGCTTGGGACTTGGGCATGGGTGACTCTACGTCTATCTGGGTGGCTCAGTTGGTGGGTACTGAGGTGCGCTTGCTTGACTACTACGAGAATCATGGCGTAGGTTTAGACCACTATGTGAAGTGGATTAAGGACAACGACTACACAAAAGCAGAGCATATTTTGCCCCATGACGTAAGAGTTAGGGAACTTGGAACTGGTAAGAGCCGAATGGAAATGCTTGAGGAATCAGGGCTAGAAGTCAAGATTGCACCCAGAATGGGACTAGATGATGGCATCCAAGCGGTAAGAAGGTTGCTTCCAAGGTGCTGGTTTAATGTTCCAAAAGTACAGATAGGGCTGAACTGCCTGAGAAACTACCGCAGAGACTACGATGAAAAGCGTAAGATATTCTATGAAAGACCACTACACGATTGGTCTAGTCATGGCTCTGATTCGTTCCGTTACTTAGCCCTTGGATTGGATGAAGGACATTCAACGTGGTCTAAACCGATTAACTCAGTACAGAAGTGGATTGTTTGATGTATGTATCAATGCAAGGGGTAAATCTAGCCCCTAAAGTAAAAGAACTTGAAATACGTCTTGAAATGTTGGAAAATGTGGTAAAAGCATTACAATTGGATAAACCCCGAATGGGTCGCCCTCCAAAGGACAAACATGGAACAGAACGAACTGAAGTCAATACTACAGGCAGAGATTGATGACGCTATTGGCTTTATTGAAAGTGAAACTGTTGAACAGCGCAAACAGGCTTTGGAGGCTTATCTACGACAGCCATATGGTAATGAAGTTGAGGGTAAGTCTCAAATCGTTACAGGAGAAGTGGCAGAAGCGATAGATGGTGCGCTACCTAGCTTAGTCCGTATCTTCACAGGCTCAGACAATATCGTAGTTTTTGAGCCACAAGGCCCAAGGGATGAAGCCTCTGCCAAGCAAGCTACTGATTACTGCAATTGGGTTTTTAGCCGTGATAACGAAGGCGTGTCTATCCTCCATGATTGGTTCAAAGATGCACTCTTACAAAAGAACGGCATCTTAAAAGCGTATTGGGAAGACAAAGAAGACATAACCAAAGAGCGTTACTTTGACTTGACTAACGATGAGTTAGCAATGCTGATGAGTGATGAGACTATGGAGATTGTCGAGCAAGATACGACAGAGTTCCCAATATTTGACCCAATGGGGCAGCCAGTTATAGACCCTATGGGTATGCCTGTGATGGGTGCGACACACAATGTTGTGGTGCAGCAAAAGAAAAAGTCAGGCAAGGTAACGATTGAGAACGTACCCCCAGAAGAATTCCTGATTAGCAAGAAGGCTAGAACTATTGCTGATTCACCTTTCGTAGCCCACAGGCAGATGTTAACTCGTAGCACTTTGATGGCTATGGGGTTTAACAAGAAGCAGGTAGAAGGCTTACAGATGGGTGATGCTTTAGCGTACACACCAGAGCGTGTGGCTCGTTATGCAGCAGGTGAGCAACCTTACCAAACACAGACAGATGACCCCTCAATGCAAGAGATTGAAGTCTTTGAGTGCTATGTCAAAACTGACTTAGATGGCAAAGGCATTGCGACATTAGTTCAAGTGTTCTACGCTTCTAATGAGATTCTTGAGGATGAAAAGGGTAAGGAGATGGTTGAGGAAGTGGACTATGTACCTTTCCACTCAATCTGTCCTATACCAATCCCGCACAAGTTCTTTGGTAACTCGTTGGCTGACAGAACAGTTGACCTACAGTTAATCAAGACCACTATCACTCGTCAGATGTTGGATAACCTTTATCTCACGAACAACGCCAGAGTAGTCGCCATCGAAGGTCAAGTAAATTTAGAAGATTTGATTACTTCTACAGCGGGTGGTGTTATTCGTGCCAAGTCTCCTAATGCTGTCCAACAGTTAGTTGTTCAGAACGTGGCTTCTCAGGCTTTCCCAATGCTTCAGTATCTGGACACAATCCAGTCTAAGCGTACAGGCGTATCTGATGCCTCACAAGGGTTAGACCCCTCTGTTTTACAGAATGTTACGGCAGCAGCAGTAGCTTCTATGCAACAAGCTGGCGCAGGTAAGATTGAACTGATGGCTCGAATCTTTGCTGAGACAGGCGTTAAGTCTTTGTTTAAGGGCATACTACATTTGTTATGTAAGTACCAAGACAAGGCTCGTTTGGTGCGTATGCGTGGTGAGTTTGTAGAGTTTGACCCTCGTACATGGGCTAACCAATATGATGTGTCTATTAACGTCGGATTAGGCGCAGGTAACCGACAAGAGCAGATGGCTATGCTGTCTATGGTTCTTGCTAAACAAGAGCAGTTGATTGGTCAGTACGGCCCTGCTAATCCTTACGTTTCACCTGCTCAGTATCGTGGCACATTGGGACGCATGGTAGAGATTGCTGGCTTTAAAGATAGTGCTGAGTTTTACAAAGCGATTACGCCAGAGCAAGACCAAGCCCTAAGTAATCCTCCTCCACAGCAACAGCAGATGCCTCCAGAGGTTCAAGCATTGATGGCTAGAACACAGGCTGAGATACAAGCCAACCAAGCTAAAGCACAAGCTGATATGCAGATGCAACAGCAGCAGATGCAGATTGATATGCAGATGGCGCAACAAAAGGCGGCTCTTGAGATGCAATTATTGCGTGAGAAGGAAGGTGCTAAGTTGCAATTAGAGCGTGAGAAACAACAGGCTTACTTTGCATTGAAGCAACAAGAGTTTGAAGCTGAAGCACAATTAAAAGCTATGAAGATTGGTGCTGGCATAACATCCAACGTAGAGATTAGAGGTTAATTATGGCTATTGCATATTTTGAACAGTATCCCGATGTTGCGGCAAGCTATACTCAAAACAACTATGGGTTAACACCAGAGGCATACGCTCAAGCCCATTACCAAAATTATGGGGTAAATGAGCGTCGCATTTCTCCACAGGTCGCAGAAGTGACCGCAGCGGGTGCAGCGAGTATGGGGGCAACAAGCACACCAACATATACGCCAGTGGCTGCTGCATACTTTCAGCAAAATCCTGATGTTCTCCAAGCGTATCAAGAAAACACTTATGGTTTAACTCCTGACCAATTTGCTGCTACTCATTACCAACTTTATGGTGGCACAGAGCAAAGAGCAGAGCCTACAATTGTTCAGCAAATTACAAGCGGTAATCTTACTAATCTACCAAAGTATTTTCAGGATAATCCTGATGTAGCTACTGCTTACACACAAAATACTTATGGTTTGACACCTGACCAATTTGCTGCAAAGCATTTTGAATTGTATGGCAACATTGAAAAGCGTATTCCTCCAACTGGTTTAACAACAACTAGAACAACTACTGGAACTACAACTGGAACAACAACTGGTGCGACTACAGGGGCAACAACAGGTGCAACTGCTGGTGCGACAGCATTAATTCCATTGCCATCCCCTGCGCCTATAGGCCCACCAGCAACAACAGTAGGTCAGTTTAGAGAGTTGTTTCCATCGTTTGCAGAATCAAGGCGTTTAGCGGGTTCAATGGTTGCTAATAGACCATCTACGCAAAACATTATTTCAATGATTCAAGGTCAAACAGGGACTCCAACGTACTTTACTCAAAATCCAGATGTGGCTGCTTCATATTTAGTAAACAACTACGGCCTGACTCCAGAGCAATTTGCTCTAACACATTATCAAAGGTATGGTCAAGCAGAGCAAAGGGCAGCACCAGCTAATACTACTTCTGCATTTCCAACATACTTTACACAGAATCCTGACGTAGCCGCCTCTTATTTGACGAACAACTATGGTTTAACTCCAGAACAGTTTGCTGCTACTCATTATCAAAGGTTTGGTCAGACAGAGCAAAGAGCCGCACCAACTGCCACACCATCTTTAAGTAATGTCTTGAGCATGATTAGCAAGTGAGACTGATATGAATTACGAACAACTGATGGGTTTGGTTGGTGGGGATAACCCTCAAAGTGCTACATATCAGGACATTATTTCTGGTATCCAGAGCCAGTATCGTCCTCAGACTCAGTTTGCGCCTACAAGGTCATTGCTAGACTCAATGGGTACATTAGTGCCAGACCAACCAAGAATTGCTTATGGCTCGTTGTTACAAGCACAGCCAAGGGTTCTGCCTACACCCATGACAGCAATTAGGAATCCTAATGCAATAGCAAGCCTAGATTCTGGTTCTATCAATCTAGGGACAGAAACAGCTAACACAGGCTTGGGTGGTGGTCGAGACTTATCAAGTACGCTTCTTTATAACAATGACTTTAGTAATACTGGAACAGGTGGACTAACAGGTGTGTCAGGCAATGGCAATAATCTTGCTGCTACTGGTGCTGTGATGAGTGGTTTAGGCACATTGGCAGGTAATTCAGGTTTAGCTACTGCTGGCGCATTAACAAACATTGCGGGTCAACTTTTAAATGCTAATAGCGCAGAGGATGTATTTAATACTCTTGGTAATGTAGTTATTGGTTTAAGTGGAAACGCTGGTACTGTTGGTAGCGTGGTGGGTGGATTAACTGATAACACAACATTGTTGGCTAACAGTCTGCTGTCTTTGACTAGCCCACAACTTTCCGCATTGAATACAATTTCTAATGCTCTTACAGGTTACAGTTTTGGCGATGTTGTTAATGGCTTGGTAAACACGCCAGAAGGAACTGTCAGTGAATATGGTCTATTAGGTGCGGCTAACATAGCTAGAACTTCTGACGCAAGCCGTAGGGCAGCAGGTGTTGCCTATGACAGTTTAGAATCAAACCAATTGCGAGTATTAGCTGAACTTGGTGATACAGAAGCCAGAGATACATTGTTGGCTAGGTCTGGCGGTGGTTCTACCTTTAACCCAATAAGTGAATTAGGTACTGCCAGAGGTAATAGTTACTTTAACTTGTTTACTCCTGTTGGCGGTGTAGCAAAGCCCAAAGATGAAGAAACACGAGGAATTGCCCTCATATGATGGATAAAGCTATTCTGGCTCAATGGGCTAAGAACTTACTAAATGATGACTTTTTCAAAGAAGTTATAGATAACTTGAAAAAAGAACAGATTAGTGTGATAATTAACACAAGTGCAGATGAATTAGGTAGGCGTGAAGACGCTTACAGGCACATTAAGTCTATTGAACTGATTACAGGACACCTAGAAGGCTTGGCCTCGGAAACTGTAATTAAAGAGAAGAAGTGGAAGATTCTCTAGGGTTTACCCTAGCCTCCGTCCAGAAGGTTTCTGGCGATTATTGAGATGACAAATGGAAAACACCAACCCTCAAGGGAGTGAAAGCCTAGATGTAAACCAAGCCGCTTCAGCGTTTGAAAGCATGATGGGTGATTCTGAGGAAGCTGACAACAGCCAAACCGAAGGTCAACCAGAGGAACTTCAAGAGACTGACGAAGTTGAGTATTCAGAGGAATCTGACGAGCCAAAGCCTAGATATAAAGTCAAGGCATCTGGTGAGGAAGTCGAAGTAGAACTAGACGAACTTATCAAAGGTTATCAACAAGGTACGGACTACACTAAAAAGTCTCAGGCTCTAGCTGAACAACGTAAGGCGATTGAAGCTGAACGTAGTCACTTAGAGTTTGTAAAACAAGAGCGACAGGCATACGCCCAGAAGTTGCAAGCGTTGGATAGCTTCCTTACGCAGCAAAATCGGGGTGTGGACTTAGAAGTTTTAAAGGAAACAGACCCTATTGGTTATGCGGTAGCGGTAGCTGAACAGACGCAGCATAAGGAACAGTTAGCAGTAGTCAGGAATGAACAGCAACGCCTTGCCCAACAGCAACAAGCAGAGCAACAAGCCTCTTTGCAAACTCACTTACGCACTCAATCTGAAAAGCTAGTTAGTCTGATTCCTGAGTTAGCTACGCCACAGGGTGATGCGGTACGGAAACAAATCCGTGACTATGCGAAGTCTGAGGGGTGGACTGACCAAGAACTTAGTTCCGTGTATGACAGTCGTGCTGTGATGTCTATGTATAAGGCAATGAAGTATGACCAACTTCAAAAGAGCAAACCAGAGTTGAATAAAAAACTCCAGTCTGCCCCTAAGATGATGCGTTCTGGTACTTCAGTTCCTGTTACAAAGTCTTCACAAGATAAACAGGCAATGCAAAGGTTGCGTGAGACAGGAAAAGTCTCAGACGCTGCCAGAGCATTTGAACGATTTTTATAAATTTTGGAGTATTAAATTATGGCTACCTATCAAACATATACCGCAA